TGCCATTCATTATTGAATGTCATTAAGTCTAGGTTAGGTGCAATTCCCAGGGATTCCCTACATGAAAAGATCGTTCGTCGACACGTACATAAGGAGTGTCTTAATCATGGGTTAAGACCTGGTGATAGGAAGTTGGCTGTGGAGTTCATTGTGCGGATGTATTGGCATCGCAGTGTTATGGAACGGGAAGTCTACGCTATCGCCGAGGCCTATGATAGTGGGGTGGCTCAATCTTGGGTGAGGAGGCAGTTTAACCGGTTTAAACGTCACTTTGCTCTTGGTAGGGTTGACCTGCGAACCATAGAATGAGGTTGCCCTGCCAGTTTTCGACAACCCAAGAAATGCTTGATATATTCTATCAGGACGGCAAGAGACGTTGCAACAAGCATATCTTGTAGTGGGGTGGTTGTCAAGGAAAACGGCAGGGCTGTGAACCCAAGGACTTATAGTGTCATAGGTGGTTTGACACTGGGTCCAAGGGAGTTGTTGGTGAATGGTAAAAGTATTACCACACTACACGCTAGCATTGTAGAGCGTGTTTTCTATTGTGTTAAACATGGTGAGGTCAAGGGTCCTTTGAGGCCTCTTGACAATGTGTTTGGAACACTGTTAAAATTTAAGAAGAAGGTGTTGTTCAGTTTTGGTCTTAAGCCCACCCGTCTCACTCCAGAGGAGTTTGTAGACCTATATAAGGGTCGGAAAAGGACGATTTATGACAATGCCCTTCCTGAATTTTATAACGGAGTTAAACACAGCCATGCTCGACTGTCAGCGTTTGTGAAAGCTGAGAAAGTTAAGGAAGGCAGTCCACGAGCAATACAACCTCGCTCTCCAGTGTATAACATTGGTTTGGGAGTGTATTTGAAACATATAGAACATACGTTGTACAGATCAATAGCTAGGGTGTATGGGCAGAAAATGGTTGTGTCTAAGGGTTACAACGTGGTAGATTTGGGGGAGCGAATAGCTGAGATGTGGTATGAGATTGAAGATCCGTGTTTTGTTGGGTTCGACGCAAGTCGATTTGACATGCATGTAAGTGTTGACGCACTTCAATGGGAACATTCAATCTATTTGGCACTTTATGACTATGATCCTGAATTAGCGCGTTTGTTACGTATGCAGTTAACTAATTATGGTGTTGGATATTGTGATGATGGGAAAATTAAGTATAGAGTAGATGGTAGGAGAATGTCAGGTGACATGAACACAGCATTGGGCAATTGTTTAATTGCTTGTGCTATTGTTCATGCATTCATGAATGGGCTGCGCGTGCCTTACAGGTTCATTAACAATGGAGATGATTGTGGTGTCATCGTCAATAGAGAAGATGTTTCTTTGTTGGATGGTATTAGCCACCACTTCGAGTTGTTTGGATTTCGGTTAGAGGTTGAACAACCTGTTTATGAATTAGAGCATTTAGAATTCTGCCAAATGAATCCTGTATTTGATGGATCTCAATGGCGCATGGTACGTAAGATAAAGACGGCGTTACAAAAAGATACCATGTCGCTTATACCATTCAATAGTCCAAAGTTGCTCCGTAAGTGGCTCTATAGTGTCGGTGAATGTGGCTTAGCTTTGTGTTCAGGTATTCCAGTGATGCAGGCTTTTTATAGACTGTATATGATGGTTGGCATTCCAAGTAACATAAATGAAGCAACATACATGGAATGTGGGGCTCGCCAACTTGCTAGAGGGTTGGCTGCGTGTGAAGTACCAATCACAGATGAGGCTAGATACTCATTTTATGTGGCTACTGGGATCACACCATTGGAACAAGTGGGTCTTGAGGAATATTACTCTAGCTTTAGTGATCAGATATCATATAATGAATTTGATGACTATATTCCCTACTATGACTCACTTGATATTTTGAATTAGACATCGAATTATTAGTTCAACGTATCAACATGACCAAGACAAACAAGAAAATAAAAGTGGTAATACAACCACAAAAGAAGAAGAAATCAAAAGACAAACAGAGTGTGACTGCAATTGGACAAGCATTGCGAACATTGGGAGGACTAGGTGGGTCAACTCTGGGTGGCATGCTAGGACATGCTTCGGCTGGTGCCAATTTAGGTACTGGGTTGGGCGCTGCTATAAGTAGATGGCTCGGGCAAGGTGATTATAGCGTTGCTAGTAATAGTATTGTTAAATCATCATTGAGGGCTAGTGATAGCATACCTTCTATGCATAAGGCCGGACAAACTGTCACTATAAGGCACAAAGAATACTTGGCATCAATTAAAGGTTCAACAGATTTCACCGTTCAACTGGACATTCTGGTACAGCCTGGTGATACTAATACTATTCCTTGGGCTAGTGGCATTGCGTCTCATTTCCAACAGTATAGAATTAAGGGTATGGTTTTTCACTATGTTCCTACTAGTGGTTACGCTGTTAGTGGAACTAATCCCGCAATTGGAGCTGTCATGATACAGACATCCTACCGATCCAACGAAGACGCGCCTAGTAGCAAAACGGAAATGCTCAATGAATATTGGGCGTCTGAGGCTTCTCCAGCGGAGTCGTTTTGTCACCCTATTGAGTGCTCACCTAAAGAAAATCCATTCTCAGTTCACTATGTGCGGACGCTTGTACCACCTGAGAATGATACACCGTTGATGTACGACCTTGGGAAAACATATGTTGCAACGCAGGGTATGCCAGCTACCGGGAACATTGTAGGAGATTTGTGGGTTACGTATGAAATCGAGCTTACCAAACCACTAATTAAATCTAATGCAATTGATTCTATTGCTAATGGCTCCTTACAAGCAACAGTTGGTGTTGCTCCGGGCGCACCATTTGGTACAAATACAGTTACAGCCACTGGCTCATTACAGTTCACTACAAATACACGCACAATCACGTTTCCGATTGGAATTATTGGTGAATTTGTGGTCCATATAGACATTAGCGCAACAACGACATTTTCAGCAATGGATTTATCTGGTGCGCCGGTGTGCACTAATTGCACGTCAATTAGTTTGGGCTCCACGGGTTTATTTTATACGCGTACAGTGTTGACTGGAACGGGGGCTTTGGGTAGAGGGCATTACACATTTGCGGTATCCCTCAATGACCCTAGCTCGCAGGCTAGTGTGTTGTTGCCAGGAGGTACTTGGACTGGATCAGCGGTGCACACAAATGTCACTGTAACATCACAATAATCTTTTGTGGAAGGTGTCAAAATTTGCTTAACGCTTTACCGATAAGACAGGCCTTTGATGGGGTTAAACATCATGGAAAAGATAAAATAATGCATAAAAATTAGAAAGTCGGAACCGTACTAGACGGGTTTAGAATTTGGCTAGATAAGGAGAAGTGGGATGGTCGCCCCTAGTATCCCTTCGAACCATATTCCCATAAAAATCACCATGCATGTTGCGTATACACTATATTGTTGCGTTAAATCCAACTCTTCATAGAGAGTTGGTGTGGTGTCAAAGAGTGCTTGACGCTCCACCACTATGACAGGCCTGGCGGGGTTATCACGCATGTGCAT